GATGAGCGAGCGCCTGGTGCGCAAGGAAGTGGGCGCAAGGCTCGATGCCGAACGGCTGCGCAAGCATGACGTCATTCTGGGAATGTTGCTGGACGAGGCAGCGGGCGAGCGGCTTTACACCGCAATGCAGTTTTCCGAGACCTTCGAGAACCGGGGCGGTCTAGGCAGCAAGCATACCATCCGAGAGCGCCTCAGCGTCCTCTCCACCAAGGGGTTCGTGAAATTTCTGCGCGATCCCTCGGGGTTCGGTTTCCCCATCACCCGGTCCCGGTTTGGCTATCTCTGCGTCGAAGGCATGCAGTTCGGCGCACCCGTCGATGAGGTCGATCCAACCACTGGCGAGGTCACGACAACGACCCGGTCAGTCCAGCCCAGCCACTTCAAATGCCCCCAATCCGGGCTCAGCCTTCAAGTCGAAAACCCAGCCTTCTGGGTCTACCCGGACGGGGTTGAAGACGACCTAACTCATATGAGTGAGGCCTAACACATATGTCTTCACCAACAGTGCGTTCAATGAAATCAATAGGTTGCGGGAAAATAAGTGTTAGGTCCCTAACTCATACCCGAAGACTTCATGAAGTCTTATTTCTGAATGAAATCAGCATCTTGTCTCTCTCGGAACAGTTAGGTGTCAAACCCCCATACTACGTATGGGGAGGCCAACCCGCAGGTTTGGCCCCTTTCCCCATCCGTATGGGATATCCGCGCGCACCCCCCTGAGGGCGGATCAGTCGGACGACGATGGCCCGTACCGCCAAGCACAACGCCACCGTCGCCCTCCACCAAAAACGAATCCCCCCTTACTCAACGGAGACCCATCATGGCGTTGACGACTCTGACTCTGACCGAGCCCCAGGCAAAGCCCCCATTGTCGGGCGCATCCTCCCGGCTCATGGCAACCCTCGCGCTTGATCTCGGCACAGCAACCGGTTGGGCGCTGCGGGATCACACCGGGCTTATCAGCAGTGGCACGGCCAGCTTTCGCCCCGGCCGCTTCGACGGTGGTGGCATGCGCTACCTGCGCTTCACCAACTGGCTGACTGAAATTGACCGGCTGTCGGGCCCGGTGGAGACGATCTGGTTCGAGGAGGTCCGGCGCCATGCCGGCACCGACGCGGCCCATGTCTATGGCGGTCTGATGGCGACCCTGACCGCATGGGCCGAGCTGCGCGGCGTGCCTTATCAGGGCGTGCCTGTGGGCACGATCAAACGCCACGCCACCGGCAAGGGCAATGCACCGAAGCAGGCGATGATCGACGCGGCCCGAGCCCGCGGGTTCAGCCCTGCGGACGACAACGAGGCCGATGCCATCGCGATCCTGCTCTGGGCAATCGAGACCGGCGGAGGTGTGGCATGAGGTTTTACCCCAAAGGCTATGGCGGCCAGCGCCGGGATCCCGATCAAGTCAAGCGGGAGGGTTGGAAGGAACAGGGCGTGCTGGCTGTTGCCGTCGATGACCATCGTCTGACCTGGCCTGAGCGGGAGCTCATTCGCCAGATTGGCGAGAAACTCTATGGCAAGCGGCCCGAAGGTCTGGAGGTGCGCAATGGCTGATTGGACCCCAAGCATCGTCGAAGCCAGGCTGGCCGAAGCCGCATGGGTTCTCAAGCGCATGCCCGAACCGCGCATGTCGGGGTACTTCAGCACCTGGCCCGAGTTCGTCTACAGCTTCGCGGACAAGGTCGAACAGGAACCCAAGCCCATGCGGGTGCTTCCGTCGCCGCAGGCGATCAGCCGGATGGAGCAGACGCTGACTTGGACCGCCTGCCTCGAGCCCATCGACGGCAAGATCGTTTGGCTGCGCGCCTATGGAACGCGTTGGAAAGAAGTCTGCTGGACTGTCGGGCTGCAGCGATCTGCGGCCAACCAGCACTGGCTCTATGGGCTGTCTGTCATCTCGCTGCGCCTCAACAACCGTCGGTTCAACCGCAACCTTTCGAAGCAGGCCGTGATCAAGCTTGCGGGAGCGGCGTAGGGGATCGCGCTGGATAGGAAAGTGTCCGCCGGACACTTTTCGAAGGGACAAATACCGGCTCCCGAGGGTATAAGTTGGATATACTCGGGAGAGGCGCGTGCGGGACAGCACAGACCTTTTCGAGATGGATTTTGTGGTGGACCCCAGAGTCCGAACCGGGGTCCAGCCCGCTAACCCACTGACTTTACGGGTCCTTCCTGGCCGTAAACCTATACGGGGGGGCGCAGCGCGCAATATCGCTAGCGACAGGGCCGGTTTTTTGGGAAGCCACCCTGGCGGGCATCCACCCGCGATCTTCTGAAAACCACAACAAAACAAACTCTTGGAACCGGACACCCCGGTGGCCGCTGGACCCTTTGCGGAGTCCAGGCTGGCTGCCGGGGTCCGGAGTCCAGGGCATCCACCCAATTGAGGCGAACCGACCAGCATGACCCTGAGCTTTGCCCCGGACGCGATTGAGACCTGGCCGCTGGCCAAGCTCCAGCCCTACGCGAAAAATGCAAAGATGCATGGCGCAGATCAGGTTGCGAAGATTGCCGCCAGCATGGCGGAGTTCGGCTGGACCGTGCCGTGCCTCGTCGCCGATGACGGAGAACTGATCGCGGGCCATGGCCGGGTGCTGGCCGCAACGCAACTCGGGCTGACCGAGGCCCCAGTGATCGTGCTGGGCCATCTGACCGAGGCGCAACGCCGGGCGTACCGTATCGCGGACAACAAGCTGACGGAACTCGGGACTTGGGATGAGGCGATGCTGTCGGCTGAGTTGAGCGACCTGCTGGCCGAGGACTACGACCTGTCGCTCATCGGTTTCGATGACGCCGAACTCAAGGCGCTTCTGGCCGGTGAGGTCGATCCTGAGATCGCTTCCCGCGAGGGCGAGGACGATGTTCCTGAGGCCCCTGAAACCCCGATCAGCCGACCGGGCGATCTTTGGGTGCTTGGCAAGCACCGATTGCTCTGTGGTGACGCCACCGTGGCCACCGATGTCGAGCGGCTGCTGGGTGATGTGAAGCCGCAACTGATGGTGACCGATCCGCCCTATGGCGTCGAATACGATCCCGGCTGGCGAAACAAGGCTGGGGCAGCCGCGACCAAGCGCACTGGTAAGGTGCTGAACGATGACCGCGCCGACTGGCGCGAGGCCTGGGCGTTGTTCCCCGGCGACGTCGCCTATGTCTGGCATGGGGCACTGCACGCGACCACGGTCGCCGACAGTCTGATTGCCTCAGGCTTCAACATCCGATCCCAGATCATCTGGGCCAAGGATCGCTTGGTGCTGAGCCGCGGCGATTATCACTGGCAGCACGAACCATGTCTCTATGCCGTGAAAAAAACCGGCAAGGGCCATTGGGCTGGCGACCGCAAACAGACGACGCTGTGGCAGATCGCAAACAAGGATCAGGATGCGGAAACCGTGCACGGGACCCAGAAGCCTGTCGAATGCATGCGTCGGCCAATCCTTAACAATTCCAGCCCGGGTCAGGCCGTCTACGAGCCCTTCATGGGGTCCGGCACCACGCTGATCGCGGCCGAAACGACAGGTCGCGTCTGCTACGGGATCGAACTCAATCCGGTCTATGTCGATGTCGCTGTCGAGCGATGGCAGCAGTTCACGGGCAAGGACGCTGTCCTTTCTGGCTCCGATGAGGCCTTCAATAAAATCAAGACCAAAGACGCGTGAGGCAATGCATGACCTGGCTTTACCTTCCTCCGGCTACGCTTCCGGAGCCGGAGACCTATTTGGGCTCTCGCTCTGCTCCGGCGCCGGCGGGCTCGACCTCGGGCTCACCATCGCCATCCCCGGATATCGAACTGTGGGCCATGTCGAACGGGAAACCTTCGCCGCAGCCACTCTCGTGGCGCGGATGGAAGACGCGTCCTTGGATCCAGCGCCTGTCTGGGACGATGTTGCCAGCTTCGACGGCCGACCGTGGCGCGGCGCGGTGGACATCGTCACTGCGGGATATCCGTGCCAGCCGTTTTCGGTTGCGGGCAAACGCCTTGGTACCGAAGATCCACGCCACCTCTGGCCGCACGTCGCCCGGATCATCGGTGAATGCGAGCCGCCCTTCGTCTTCCTCGAGAATGTCGCCCATCATCTCCGCCTCGGCTTCCCCGAAGTCGCCAGCGGACTGGTCGGCATGGGCTACCGCCTTGCGGCAGGTCTCTTTACTGCGGCGGAAGTCGGCGCGCCGCACAAGCGTGAGCGGCTGTTCATCCTTGCCATCCGCGAAGGCTGCGAATTGGCCGACCCCGCGCGCCTGCTCTGGGACCCGGTCGAGTGGCGGGAACCGGACCGAGATGTTGCGGCTATGGCCGACGCCCCGCGCCAGCGCCAACGAGAACCGGCAAACGAAACCAACGCCCTCGCAAGAAGCGGGCAAGCATGGGATGAACCTGGCAACCAGCGCCGCGATGTGGCCGACGCCACAGACCGACAGCTTCCGGAGCCGGGGAGGAGACCGCAAGCACGAGAAGGGTCTGGACGGCATGGCGCGGGACTGGCCGACGCCGATGGCAAACGATGGCTGCAAGCCGAGCGCGGGCAATCGCAAGACGGCCGATCTGACCCATGCCAGCCGCATGTGGATGACGCCGACGGCGCGGGATCACAAGGATGGGGCGACGACATTGGCGAACACGCCGGTGAATGGCCTGCTTGGCCGCCAGGTCCTGGTGACGCCCATGGCTGGGAGCGATATCTCCGAGCAGCGCAGGACCTTGAACCCGCTGTTCGTCGAGGCGCTGATGGGTTGGCCCACCGGGTGGACCGGCTTCGCCTCTGTGGCAACGGCGTGGTCCCCCTGGTTGCGGCGCATGCGCTGCGAACTCTCGCAGCTGAACTGCTGACCGATGGATGAGGTGGTGGCCGATGGATGAGGTGGTGGCATGAAGCAGTCGCGCCTCATGTCGCTGGTGGAGTCCGTCGCCAATGTGATCGTGGGCTACGGCGTCGCCGTCGCTACACAAATCCTGATCTTCCCGATCTTCGGGCTACACACAACGCTGGCGCAGAACCTGAAAATGGGCGCGGTGTTCACGGTGGTGAGCATAGCGCGGTCCTATGTGCTACGGCGGCTATTCGAGGCAATCCGGGTCAAAACGACAAAGCCGCCGCCCATGAGGAGCGACGGCTCTGTTCGGCATCGACTTCCCTACCGCCGGTATTTCAGCGGTGCAGCAGGGCGGGATCAGTCTTCAATCCGATAGATGCGTCCACGTTCCTCTGTCTTTTCTGAGGTGACCTCAAGCCCGAGCTTCTTTTTCAGCGCGCCGGACATGGCACCACGAATCGTATGTGACTGCCATCCGGTTGCGACCATGATTTCCTCGATGGTCGCGCCGCCCTCAGCGCGGAGCATCTCGATCAGCTTTGCCTGTTTGGTCCCATTTCGACGCTGGACGGGTTCGCTTGCGCTATCGGTGGGGGCACTTTCGTTCGGTTCGTTGGTGATCCCGAGGGCGCTGTAAGCCAGCGACGTGGAACGCAGGGTTATCGGCCCGCGCTTTTCGTCGTGCCGCCAGACCGTGTTCAGGTCCGTGGCTTCAATCTCCTCGAGGAGCCCCTTCTTCAGGAGGCTCTTGCAGACATTGCCAACAGCGCCGCCCTTGAGGCTTGCGGTGACGGGGAACACTGCACCGTCTTCCCGCGCGCAGGCGGCGGACAGGATGATGGCTTGTGGGTCGGACAGCTGGATCTGGGTCATTGGTTGTCTCCGGTCATCGGGGGCGCGGAATGCGACCCTTCTACCGGGACGAGCCCCGCGCATACGGGGCAGGTCTGCGCGGTTGCACGGTTCAGATCAGGTCGAGGTCTTTCAGGCTGGTTGCCGCATCAATCAGCTGGCTGGTCGGAACCTCGATGGTAATCGTCATGCTGTCGGCATAGGCGCGGACATAAACGCCGCCGTCGTCCATCAGGGCGCTTTCGATTTTGTCGAGGACCGTGGTGATACGGCTTCGGTCGAAATGATCGGGCAGCTTACGAATGGCAATGCGGATAGTACTGGTTTCCATGGCGCTTACTCCGCGTGCTCGCCTTCGCTGAAGGCGCTGTCGGTGATGCGCTTCAAGAGGCTGGCGTAATGCTCAAGGGTGCCGACATGGCCCCAGTTGGTCTCGTCGGGGTGGGCGTTGAAGTGGTCGTCGCTCAGGCTCGACAAGCGGGCGAGCATCTCGTCGATCTCGGCTTTCTTGCCCATGAAGGCGCTAAGCGCTGCTTCATTGTTCCGCGCAGCCTTCTCGGCGCGCAGTTGATGGCGGAGCGTTGTCTGCGGGTTCAGGCGGGTCATCGTGGCTGCTCCTTGGTGAGTTGCATCTTTTTCTTGAGATCACGTTCGCTCTGGCACGGAGGCTTATCAACTACATAAGCACATGATTTTGAATGATAATCGGAGCACGCAATGGAGGGTCTGAGCGAGCGCCAGTATGCCGCCCGCGTCGGCCTTTCACGTGGTGCAATCCAGAAGGCCAAAGCGACAGGGCGGCTGGTTCTGTACGGCGATGGCAGCATTGACGCGGTGGCCAGCGATGCCTTGCGCGCCGAAGCGACCGATCCGTCGAAGACCCGGAAAGCGCCGCAGCCAAAACTCAAGCCTGTCCCGGAGGCGGCAGTGTCCGCAGTCGGCGAGACGCTCCGTGAACAGGGGTTAGCGGCGCCACAAATCGGCAGCGGCACCACGTTCCTGCAGGCCAAGACGGCGAACGAAGTGCTGAAGGCGCAGGAACGGCGCCTCCGGCTACAGAAGCTGAAAGGCGAGCTGATTGACCGGGCCCGCGCGTTGTCGCTGGTGTTCCGGCTGGCGCGGCAGGAGCGCGATGTCTGGGTCAACTGGCCGTCGCGAGCTGCTGCGCTGATGGCGGCCGATCTGGGCGTCGAGCCCGCCGCAATGCAAAAGGTTCTGGAGAAACATGTCCGTGCCCAGCTCGACGATCTTGCCGAGGTCAAACCCGATCTCCGGTGATGCCGACGATATGCCGGATTTTGACGGCTCGGCAGAGATCCTGCGTGCTTGGGGCGCGGGCCTCACGCCCGATCCGGACCTGACCGTTTCCGAATGGGCGGACCGGCACCGAATGCTTTCCGGCCGCGCTTCGGCCGAACCGGGCCGATACCGTACGGCGCGCACGCCCTACATGGCCGAGATCATGGACCGGCTGTCGCCCGGCGATCCAACGCAGCGGATCGTGTTCATGAAGGCGGCGCAGGTTGGCGCAACGGAAGCTGGCAACAACTGGATCGGCTTTGCGATCCACCAGGCACCGGGCCCGATGCTGGCGGTCCAGCCGACGGTAGAACTGGCGAAACGCAACTCGCGGCAGCGGATCGATCCGCTGATCGATGAAAGCCCGGAACTACGCGAACGGGTCAAACCGGCCCGTTCGCGCGACGCGGGTAACACCATGCTGTCGAAGGAATTCGCGGGTGGCATCCTGATCATGACCGGGGCGAACTCGGCGGTCGGCCTGCGGTCCACGCCGGCGCGCTACATCTTCCTCGATGAGGTCGACGCCTATCCGGCCTCCGCTGACGACGAAGGCGATCCGGTTACGCTGGCCGAAGCGCGGTCGCTGACATTTGCCCATCGGCGCAAGGTGTTTCTGGTCTCGACCCCGACAATCCGGGGGCTGAGCCGGATCGAGCGAGAGTTCGAGGCGAGCGACCAGCGGCGGTTTTTCGTGCCATGCCCGCATTGCGGTCAGGAACAGTGGCTGAAGTTCGAGCGGCTGCGTTGGCAGAAGGGCCGTCCGGAGACGGCAGAATATCACTGCGAGGGCTGCGAGACGCCCATCGCCGAACACAACAAGACGGCGATGCTGCAGGCAGGCGAATGGCGCGCAACCGCAACGGCCGCCGATCCCGGCACCGTCGGCTATCACCTCTCGGCGCTCTATTCGCCGATCGGCTGGCTGAGTTGGGAGCGGATCGTGCGGGCATGGGATGCGGCCCAAGGGTCGAACGAGGCGATCAAGGCGTTTCGCAACACGATCCTCGGCGAGACTTGGGTCGAAACCGGCGAAGCCCCGGACTGGCAGCGCTTGGCGGACCAGCGCGAGACCTGGAATGCTGGCGCTGTGCCAACAGGCGGTCTGTTCCTGACTGCGGGAGCGGATGTTCAGAAGGATCGCATCGAAGTCGATGTCTGGGCCTGGGGCCGCGGGCTGGAGAGTTGGCTGATCGAGCACCTGGTCATTGAGGGTGGGCCCGGCGACCCGGCGTGCTGGCAGCAACTGACCAATTTGCTCGGGCAGACATGGGAGCATGCCTCTGGTCAGAAGATGACATTGGCACGGCTGGCCATCGACACTGGATATGAGACCAGCGCTGTCTATGGCTGGTCGCGACAGGTCGGCTTCGCGCAGGTGGCTCCGGTCAAAGGCGTCGAGGGGTTCAACCGTTCGAGCCCGGTCACTGGCCCGACGTATGTGGACGCGACCATCGCAGGCAAACGGCTGCGGCGCGGGGCGCGGCTTTGGACGGTCGCCACCTCGACCTTCAAGACCGAGACCTATCGCTATTTGCGCCAGGACCGGCCGACACGGGAGGAAGTCGAGGCTGGGCATCTTTGCCCGCCCGGAACGATCCATCTGCCAAACTGGGCGGACGGCGAGTGGCTGAAGCAATTCACGGCCGAACAACTGATCACGGTGCGCACCAAACGCGGCTTTGCCCGGCTCGAATGGCAGAAGCTGCGCGAACGCAATGAAGCTCTGGATTGTCGCGTCTATGCCCGGGCAGCCGCCTGGATCCTTGGGGCCGATCGCTGGTCTGAGGCGCGTTGGGCCGATCTGGAAGCACAGGTCGGGATCACGGCGGAGGACATGGCGGAAGACGGGGCGGGAAACACGACGCCCGCCTCTCGGCGCGCGGGACCACAGCGGCGAACCGTGCGCTCAAGCTACATGAGGTGAATTGATGTCTACGATTGCCGAGCTCCGTGCCCGCCGCGAGGCGTTGGCCGTTCAGCGTTCCTCTGGCGTGGCGCGTGTCAGTTACGACGGAAAGACGGTGGACTATCGCAGCGTCGCGGAGATTGACCGGGCCATCGAGGCGCTTGGCCGCGAGATCGCGGTTGCCGAGGGTCGTCGGATCGTTCGGCAGGTGCGTGTGACGACGACGAAGGGTCTCTGATTCATGGGCATGTTCGATCGCTTTCGCCGCCGGGGTCCCGGCGGTCCCGCTGCTGTGACCGCGCGCCTCGAAGGCGCGATGGCCCGGCGGCGGCTTCGCGGCTGGAACCCGCCGCTAGAGAACATCAATTCGCTGGTGGCATCGGGCGGCCCGCGTTTGCTGGCGCGGTCGCGGGAACTGGTCGTCACCAACGGCTATGCCGCCAATGCCTGCGAGGCATTTGCGTCGAACATGATCGGTGACGGGATCAAGCCCTCGTCACTGATCGCGGATGCGGCATTGCGTGACAGTATTCAGCAGCTCTGGCTTGCTTGGACCGACGAGGCGGATGCCGACGGTCTGACGGACTTCTACGGCCTGCAAGCCATGGTCGCGCGCGAGATGTTTGTTGCAGGCGAATGCTTTGTCCGGCTGCGGCCTCGCCGGTCTGAAGATGGTCTGCTGGTGCCGCTGCAACTGCAGCTCCTGCAGTCGGAGATGCTGCCGTTCGAGAAGACCGAGACCGTGGCAAATGGCAATCGCATGCGCTGCGGGATTGAATTTGACGGCATCGGCCGCAGGGTGGCCTATCACTTCCGTCGTCGCCATCCGGGCGACACCACCGATCAGGGGGCGGTGATCCCGGAGACGGTGCGCGTGCCCGCCGAGGATGTGCTTCACATTTACCGGCCCATTGATGCGGGCCAGATCCGCGGCCTGCCGCATGTGGCACCCGCGATGGTGCGGCTGTTTCTGCTGGACCAGTACGACGACGCTGAACTGGACCGGAAGAAGACGGCGGCGATGTTTGCGGGGTTCATCACCAAGACCGCGCCGGAAGACCCGATGATGGGTGAGGCCGAGGCCGATCTCGTTGGCACCGCCATTGCGAGCCTCGAACCCGGCACGATGCAAGTGCTGCTGCCGGGCGAGGATGTGAAGTTCTCGAGCCCCGCAGATGTTGGGGGTGGCTATGAGGCGTTTCAATACCGGACGCTCTTGTCGGTCTCGGCCTCTCTGGGGCTGCCCTATCACCTCGTCACCGGGGATGTGCGCCAGGCGAACTATTCGAGCTTGCGGGCAGAGCTGGTCGAGTTCCGGCGACGCATTGGCCAGCTGCAGCATGGGGTGATGGCGCACCAGCTGTGTCGGCCGATCTGGCGGCGCTGGCTTGAGACGGCCGTGTTGTCGGGGGCGCTGGATATCGGCAATCCCGCCGTCGCGCGGCCGGTGCAATGGATCCCACCACGCTGGGATTGGGTCGACCCGCTGAAGGACATCCAGGCGCAAGTGCTGGCGATGGAAGCGGGCATCACCTCGCGCCGCAAGGTGGTCGAGGCCACCGGCTATGACGTCGAGGAAGTCGACCGAGAGAATGCGGCGGATGCCAAGCGCGTTGCTGATCTGGGGCTGAGCTACCGCGCGAGCCCCGGCGAAACGCAGGGCGCGCGAGCGACGCCCGCAGCGCGGCCTGATCCTGGAGATGGCACAGGCGAAGACACAGGCGACGGATCCGCCTCCACCGATCCCGCCACCGAACAGGAGTGACAATATGACAAGCTGGTATGCGATCCGCGCCCGGGGAACAGGTGCGGAAGTGGCGATCTATGACGAGATCGGTGCCTATGGGGTCTCGGCGAAGGGGTTCCTTGCCGAACTCGGCGCACTGCCCGACGGGACGCCGGTCGATCTGCGGCTGAACAGCCCGGGCGGGTCAGTCTTCGATGCGGTGGCGATCTACAATGCGCTGAAGCGGCACGCGGGCACGGTCACGGTCTGGATCGACGGTATTGCCGCCTCTGCCGCGTCCTATGTCGCCATGGCGGGTGACGAGATCGTCATGCCGGAAAACGCATTCCTGATGATCCACGACCCGTCGGGGTTGGCAATGGGCACGGCGGGTGACATGCGCGCCATGGCCGAGGCGCTCGACAAGGTCGCGGGCAGCCTCGTCCGGGGATATGCCGCCAAATCCGGCAAACCCGATGACGAGATAGCAGCGCTGATGGCGGCCGAGACCTGGTTCGATGCGGCTGATGCGGTGGCGGCGGGCTTCGCGGACCGGTTGGCGGACCCTGTCAGAATGGCCGCACGCTTCGACATTGGTCGGTTCCGCAATGCGCCGCCGGACCTCGTCGAGGCAGTGGAAGCCATTGGCCAGGAGGGTGTTAAGCCCGAACTGGAGCACGTTCCCGAGGAAAGTAGCCAAGACACGGGCACAAAGACTGACAGCATCCTGGACGACGATGTCGAACCTGACGACGGCACCGGCGAGGCGGGCAGCGACGATGCACTCGTTGGGCCCGAGGGGTATGGTGTCACCGACGACATGCCCAGCCCTTCGGACCCGATTCCGACTCCGGATGGCGCACCGCCCGATCCCGCCGCGATCCGCGCCGAAGCAATCACCCATGCCCGCGCTATCGTCGATCTTTGCCGCCTCGCAGGCCAGCCACAGATGGCCGGGCGCTTCCTCGAACAGGACGCCAGTCTCGACGACGTCCGCATGGCCCTTCTGGCGGCAAAAGCCGAGGCCGAACCCGAGATCACAGCCCATCACGCACAACCCGGCCGGACCACGACGGCCCGCCCCTGGGGCGAGATCGTCGCCCGTACCTTCAAGCTGAAAGGATAACCACGTGACCACGCTCACCGAGACCACCCATCCCGGAGGCTTCCTCGTCTGGGAAGCCTTCCGCGACTACACTCGCGAAACCATCACCGTTGCGTCCGGCAAGCTCGATCCGGGCACCGTGCTGGGCAAGATCACCGCGTCTGGCAAATACGCCGCCCATGATCCCGCCGCCGTCGACGGTACTGAAACCGCCGTGGCGGTGCTCTGGGGCAAGGCCGACGCCACAGGCGGCGATGTGCCAGCCGTTGCGCTGGTTCGCGGCCCGGCCATCGTCAATCGCCATGATCTCGTCTTTGTCGGCACCCCCAGCGAGGGCGAAATCACCGCCGCCCATGCCGCGCTGCTGGCGGTCGGCATCCTCGTCCGCTGATCAAACCCTCAAAGGAGGCATTCCCATGACCACCATGGATATCTTCGAAGGCGATGCCTTCACCATCATCGAACTCACCCGTGCTCTGGAAAACATCCCCTTCAAGCCCGCGATCCTGTCGGGCGCCAGCCTGTTCTCGCCGCGCGGCGTGCGCTCGCGCACCGTCGTGATCGAGAGCCGGGACGGCACGCTGTCGCTGATCCCGTTCTCCGAACGCGGCTCGGCGGCCGAGCAACAGGTGCCGGAGCGTCGCGACATGCGCGCCTTTGTCTGCCGCCAGTTCAAGAAGCAGGACGTGCTCTGGGCGTCTGAAATCCAGGGGATCCGCGACTTCGGCTCGGAAAGTGCCACCCAGCAAGTGCAAAGCGAGGTCGCCCGAAAGCTCGGCCGTTTGCGCCAGGATGCGGAGGCGACGTTCGAATATCACCTGCTGAACGGCATTCAGGGCATCGTGAAGGATCCCAAGGACAGCGCCACGGTGATCAACTACTTCACCGAGTTCGCCATCACGCCCGCCACCGAGATCGACTTCGATCTGGACAATGCGACCCCGGGCTCAGGCGCGCTGCGCAAACGCTGCCAGGCGCTGATCGAAAGCGTCGAGGACAGCATGGGCGGGCTCGCGGCCGGGGCTGTGCAGGTCCGCGCGGAATGTGGCTCAGCTTTCTTCGCCGATCTCATCACTCATAAGGAGGTGCGCGAGACCTATCTCAACACTGCCGCTGCCGCCGATCTGCGCGGCCGGGTCGCCGACGAAGTCAGCTTCGGCGGTATCAGCTTCCGTCGCTATCGAGGTGGGGCGGGCTTCGGCGTGCCTACCGACAAGGCCTTCTTCTACCCCGAAGGGGTGGAGGGGTTGTTCGAGATCTACCACGCACCCGCCGATACGTTCGAGACGGTCAACACGCTCGGTTTGCCGCTTTATGCGCGCACCATCCCTGACCGGGATCGCGACGAATGGGTGCGGCTCGAGATCGAGAGCAATCCGCTGCCTATCTGCACTCGCCCACAAGTGCTGCGTAGCGCCCGGCGGACGTGATGTCTGTCTTCGACGCCGCCGTCGACTTGCTGTTCGCCGACCCGAACATCGGGCGCGAGGCGATCTACACCTCCGACGGCGGCGCGCCCATGCTGGTGCGCGTCGTCTCGCGGCAGGCGGATGCAATCAGCGACTTCGGCGACGCGCGGCTCTGGTCGGAAACGACCCGCATCGACTTGCGGGTGGCTGAGGTCTCCAATCCACGGCCGGGCGACCGTTTGGAAATGGACGGCGATGCCTTCCTCATTCAGGGCGAACCCGTCCGCGACCGGGAGCGGCTGGTCTGGACCGTGGATCTGAGGCCCGTGTGAAACTGAAGCTCGACATCGATCCCGACATTGTTGCGATGATGGCGGCCGAGATCGCGGCGGGCGAACGCGCGGTGACAGCGGCCATGCGCGAGGCCGGTACCGGACTCAAGACTGCGTGGCGCACGCAGATCACTGGCGCGGGGCTTGGGCGGCGGCTCGCCAACTCGATCCGCAACCAGAACTTCCCAAGGTCTGGCGAAAGCCTCGATGCCGCGGCGCTGGTCTGGTCCAAAGCCCCGGTGATCGTCGGCGCGCACGATACCGGCCCGCTGATCCGCTCGAAGGACGGCTTCTGGCTGGCGATCCCTCTGCCTGCCGCAGGCAAATCCACACGTGGCGGTCGGATCACCCCCGGTGAATGGGAACGGCGACGCGGTCTGCGCCTGCGGTTCGTCTATCGTCGCACGGGTCCGAGCCTGCTGGTGGCGGAGGGGCGACTGAATACGAAGGGTCAGGCGGTGGTCTCGCGCTCGAAGACCGGGCGAGGCAAGGTCACCGCGCCGATCTTTCTGCTGGTGCCGCAGGTAAAGCTGCCCAAGCGACTGGATCTCTCGCGGGATGCAGACCGGGCGTTGGACAGCGTGCCGGGGCTGATCGTGGCGAACTGGGTGGAGAGTCAGCTTAACTGAATGATCTTGGCGCGAGTGCTTTGCCTGATAGGGCCAGACCAGACCACATGCTCGTCCCGATGGCCCCGATTGTGTTTGCCAGCGAACTGACGGCGACATTGGGTTTCTCAGTAGTAGCGTGCTCTGTGTTCATGTGGTGCTCCTTTCCATTCGTTGTCGATAGCGCAACGGCGTAAGCCAAAGCCCAAAGGGCGATGAAGGTTAGAAGGCCACCAAGACAGAGCAGGTGAAGGGGAATCGAACCCCAACCAACCAGACCTACCAGGCAAAGCACTCGCACGGGTAGAATGGTACTTTCCAACATGCTGTTCAAGATGCTTGGAAACACAACGGATTTGGCAGTTGGCCAATAGGATGGAAGCTGAACAGAAGATGCCCACCCCACGTGAAACCATCCTCACCGCGCTACACGCGCGGCTCTCGGCGCTGCCTGCCACCGCCCTGCGCGGTGAGGTGCTGCCCGAGCGCGTCCCAGCCGATGGGCTGCTGATCCTGCGCGACGGCGAGCCGGGGGAGCCCGAGGTGACTTTGTCGCCCCTGCGCTACCACTACCAGCACCGCGCCGAGATCGAGGCGGTGGTCCAAGGCGCGGCGCGTGACGCTGCGTTCGATACCCTGACCACCAGCATCGGTGCGGCAATTGCTGGCGACCGCACTCTGGGCGGCCTCTGCGACTGGGTCGAGGCGGAAGCACCGCGCCCGGTCGATCTGCCCGTTGAGGGCGCGGCCAGCCTGAAGGCGGCCGTGATCCCGGTGGTGCTGCATTATTCAACGGCCGATCCGCTCGGCTGACCCTGACAATTCAAGGAGAACACAATGGCACGAGCCCAAGGGGCGCGGGCGCAGATGGCGCTTGCGTTCGAGACGACCTATGGAACGCCGCCGGTGGGCGGTTTCACGAAAATGCCCTTCGCCAGCACCTCGCTCGGCGCGGAGCAGCCTCTGCTTAATTCGGAACTTTTGGGCTACGGCCGTGATCCGCTGGCGCCGATCAAGGATGCTGTGACGGCCGACGGCGATGTTGTCGTGCCGCTGGACGCTGAGGCATTCGGGTTCTGGTTGAAGGCGAGTTTTGGCGATCCGATCACTACCGGTACCGGCCCCTGGACGCATGAATTCCAGTCAGGGTCTTGGACGCTGCCCAGCATGTCGATCGAGACCGGCATGCCCGAGATCCCGCGTTTTGCGATGTATTCCGGCTGTGTGCTCGACCAGATCAACTGGCAGATGCAGCGTTCAGGGCTATTGACCGCAACAGCACGGCTGGTGGCGCAGGGCGAGACGGTGGGCACGACGACCAGCGCAGGCACGCCTGCCGCGCTCGAATTGCAGCGCTTCGGCCATTTCAACGGAGCGATCACACGAAACGGATCGGCCCTTGGCAATGTGGTCTCGGCCGACATCACCTATGCCAACAACCTCGACCGCATCGAGACCATCCGTTCGGATGGCCGCATCGATGGAGCAGACCCGTCTATTGCCGCGCTGACCGGCTCCATCGAGGTGCGCTTCGCCGACCAGACGCTGGTGACACAGGCGATCAATGGCGATCCCTGCGAGTTGGAGTTCGCCTATGTGCTGCCCTCCGGCGAAAGCTTCACCTTCACCGTACACGCTGTCTATCTGCCGCGCCCCCGGATCGAGATTTCCGGTCCGCAGGGGGTGCAGGCCACCTTTGACTGGCAGGCCGCGCGGGACAGCACGGTTGGCCGGATGTGCACCGCCACCCTCGTGAATGATGTGGAGATTTACTGATGCTGAAGCTCGATCTAACGAACACGCCGCACTGGCATGATCTCGCGCCGGGCGTCCGGCTGCAGCTGCGCCCGCTGACCACGGCGCTGATGGTTGCAACGCGCAGCGACACCGCTGTGGAGGCGGTCCCCGAGGAGGCGTCCGACGAGGAACGCGCCGTTGCCTTTGCCAAGGCGCTGGCGCGCCGGGCAGTTCTCACTTGGGAGGGCATCGGTGATGCGGATGGCAACCATATCGATCCGAGCCCCGACGCTGTCGACGCGCTTCTCGACATCTGGCCGATCTTCGAGGCCTTCCAGCTGACCTACGTTTCCAAAGGACTGCTGCTGGACCAGGAAAAAAACGTCTCCGCGCTCTCGCCGAGTGGTCCTTCGGCGGGGGCGAGCGATACTGCGAGGGTTGCGAACCCAGCGAAGCGTGCGAAGCGACGTGCAAAACCTGCCCGGCGCGGCTGAACCGGCCTGCGACCTTTGAGGGCTGGCAGGTCTGGGACCTGATCGGTCGCCTCGGCGGCCAACTTCGCATGCTGCCGGGCGCGGTGATCGGCTGGGATATGGCAGCGGCACTGGCGCTTGGTGATGCCCTCGGAATCCCGCCTCTGGCGATGGCCGAACTTCTGCCCGCCGTCGAGGCGGTGATGGTCGCAAAACTTAACGAACAGATGGATCATTCCAATGGCTGAAAAGCGCGTTTCTGTCCGCTTGGCGGCAGTTGGCGGCCGACAGGTGCGCGCCGAACTGGAAGGCGTGGGCGAAGCCGGTGCTCGCGGGTTCGGGCGGCTCAGCAGGGAAATGGAAGCTGCTAACACCCGGCTCGCGGCGTTTTCCCGCCGTGTCCGGATTGCCGCTGCCGCTGCAGTCGTCGCAGCCGCTGCTGCTGGCGTCGCTATGGTCCGCTCGGGGCTGCAGACCGTCGATGCACAGGCCAAGCTGGCGCAATCGTTGGGCACGACGGTGGCCTCGATCCAGACTCTCGAGCGTGCTGGCGAACTGGCCGGTGTCTCCATATCCGGCATCGAACAGGCGACCAAGGATCTGACGCGACGGCTGAGCCAAGCGGCTGCCGGGTCTGGCCCCGCCGCCGACGCGCTGGAGAGGCTGGGACTGTCTGCCACCGACTTGATTGCCCTGCCATTGGATCAGCGAGTGGGGGCGATCAACGCGGCCATCGAGGAATTTGTGCCCGCAGCCGAACGCGCCGCCGTTGCGGGTCAGCTGTTCGGCGAGGAAGGCTCCATCGCCATGAGCCGGATCGACACGGCAACGCTGCGCCAGGCGACCGAGGATGTTCTCGCCTTCGGTGTCGTTGTTTCCGAGCAGGATGCAGACCAGATCAAGCGCACCAACGACGCGATCTCGCGCCTTGGCCTCGTCTGGCGTGGGCTGTCGAACCAGCTGGCGGTGGCCGCGGCCCCCGCGCTCGAAGCGGTGGCGAATGCCATGGCGTCCGTGGCCAGTCGCACAGGGCCGCTGGGGGTTGCGATCCGGGGTCTGTTCGACAACATCGGCCGTCTGACCACCTACGCCGCGACCTTTGCGGCTCTCCTGGCGGGGCGCTGGGTGGCCGGAATGGCGGCTGCGGCGATTTCCGTACGCGGCCTTGCGACGGCACTGGTTGTGATGCGCGGAGCGCTGATCCGCACCGGGATCGGCGCGCTGATCGTTGGCGCAGGTGAGTTGATTTACCAATTCGGCCAGCTTGTCTCCGGCGCAGGCGGCTTTGGCAATGCAATGGCACTGCTGGGCAATCTCGTGAGCGAGGTTTGGGAGCGCATCAAGATGGGGGCTGCAAGCTTTGCGGCTTCTGCGATGGCGGCTTTTGCGGACCTGCACGCAGCGTCGGCTGCCGCGATGCAGGGCGCGCTCGAGGGCGTCGTCGGTTTTGCCAATGCGGCCGTGAACAGTTTTGAGGGGGCTTTTGAGGCGATCAAAGCCGTCTGGGGGCTATTGCCTGCCGCCATCGGCGATCTCGCGTTTCAGGCGGCAAACAGCCTGATTGAAGGCGTCGAGGCAATGCTGAACGGCGTTGTCTCCCGGATCAACGGTTTCATTGATGGCGTGAATTCCGGGCTTGAAGCGCTTGGCGTTGAGCGACGGATCGGCCTTATTGCCGATCTCGATCTGGGGCAGCTCGAGAACCGCTTTGCAGGCGCTGCGACCCAAGCGGCCAACGCAGCGCAAGATGCTTTTGCCGGTGCGTTTGCGGACAACCCGCTGGCGGTGCCGGATCTCGGACTGACAGGGGCCGCCAATGACGCCGCCGCCTCAGCCGAGGCCTGGAGGCAGACTGCCGCGACGCTCGCCGATGGCGCCCTACAGCCGCTCGAAGCGATGGAGACATTACGCATGGCGATGCGTGCGGCCGGAACCGAAGCCGAGACCTCCCTCGACGGAGCCACGGCAGCTGCGGATCGCTTCGACGCTGCTTTGGCCGAAGATGAAACCGGTGGCCCGTCAGCTACGCTCGATGAAACAGCGGCTGCGGCCGGTCGTGCGGGAGGTGCGCTGCAAAGCGCCGCCGATGTCGCGCGCCAGTCCTGGGACGCGGCCCGTGCTGCCGTTGAGCGCACACAGGAGATCGCGCGGGGATTGGCGGATGACATCACCGGGCCGATCAAGGACGCGCTGAAGTCGGGCGAGCTCAGCTGGCAGAGTTTCGCGAGCGCAATATCCGGGATCGCCCAAAACCTTGCCAACAGGCTGATCGATACCGCCTTCAAGCCGATCGAGGACGCACTTTTCCGGGCTCTGTCCGGGTCGGGCGGCGGCGGTGGCGGTCTCTTTGGCTGGCTGACCAGCGCGCTTGGAGGTCTGTTCGGCATGGGCGGCACCTTCGCGCGGGGCGGTGCCTTTGGGCAGGCTGGCGAAATCACAGCCTTTGCCAACGGTGGCGTGGTTTCGCGTCCGACCGTATTTCCCTTTGCGCGCGGGATCGGGCTGATGGGCGAGGCAGGCCCGGAAGCCATCCTGCCGCTGCGACGAGGTCGGGGCGGTCGGCTCGGCGTCGAGACGAGCGGTGAAGGTCAGTCCGCGCAGTCCGCGACCCGCATCGTCAATGTGCTCGATCCCTCCATTGTCGGCGATTATCTGGCAACGCCTGCGGGCGAGCGGCTGATCGTCAACGTGATCCGGCGCAACCGGGGAGGTCTCGATGCCTGATCTCTGGCTTTTCCCGGTACGCCAGCCCGTGACCGAAGTGCTCGAATGGAACACCGACACCCTGATCACCGAGTCGGCCGAACAGAGGATCGCGCTGCGCACGTTGCCGCGGTCGATCCTGACGGTCTCGCATCTCCTCAATGCCAGTGACCTCGCGCGCGCGGCCGAGCTTGCCCGGGCGGGATTGGTCGATAAGTGGACGGTGCCGCTCTGGCACCTTGCACGCCCGTCCACTGTGCCGGTTGATGCCGCCGACATCACTGTATTCGTCGATACCGGCGAGGGAGCGTTCGAAGCACCAGGACAGGCCGTCATCGCAGCCGACGGCGGGGAGGCATTTCTCGTCGAGGTCAGCGCGGTCCTGCCAGACCGGTTGGAGCTGGCCGCGCCTGCGGGCGTTAGCCTTGAGCATCCGATTGTGACCCCGGTGGGCATCGGGATCCTGACGCGACCCCTCGAGATCGACCGGCGGCGCCAGGGGCTGGGAACGGTCACGGCGACCTTCACCCTGCAAACTGGGACCGACCTGTCTGCCAGCAGCTACGCGACCCATCTGGGTCTGGATGTGCTGACCGATCCGGCCGTGCTGCGCCAACCGCTGGCGGAGAGTATCGCGCAATCCGTCGAATACATCGACAACGGCTTCGGTCCCATCGTGATCGAACCCGTGCTGACCCATGTCCAGCGCCGCTCGACCATCACATTGATCGACCGGGGTGCTAGGCGTTGGTCGCGCCGCCGCTGGCTTTATTCTCTGCGTGGCCGCCAACGCGCGTTCTGGCTTCCGACCTGGGGGCGGGAGTTGGTCCTGCAGGCACCTCTCACGTCCTCGGCCACCTCCGTGATCGTCGCGGCCAGCGCCGATCCCGGCGTCTGGATCGGACGGCATGTGTTGTTCGATGTCGCCTCCGGCCCGGTGTTCCGCCAGATCACAAACGCCGTCTATGACGCGCTCGGGCTCAAGCTGACCATCGCAGCGCCGGGCAAGAACATTCCCGTCACTACACCGATCCATCTGATTACCAAGGTGCGGCTCGATACCGATCGGATCGAACTGGAGCATTTTGCGGGCCGGACTGAGTTCGCGGCAAGCCTGATTGAGATTCCTGGATGACCTATGATCTTGCCGAGACCTCGACCGCCGAAGGGCGGCCGTATTTCCTGTATCTGTTCGCGGAAGGCGATCAGGTCTGGCGCTTCACCAGCCGAGCGGCGGCCTGGACCTCGCCAGCAGGTACCATCGCCGATGAGACTGAGGATCTGATCTGGGACGCTTCAGCGGTCAGCCACGGCTCCGTTGTCCAGAGCAGCGATCCTCGCCGTGTTGATCTCAGCGTCACCTTTCCGCTCTCCGATCCCTTCGCGCGCCGTTATCTCGGCCCCCGCGGCCGAGCGGTCACGACGCTCACCATCTTTCGCGGCCACGAGCAGGTGCCAACGGAGGTGGTCGCGCATTGGAAGGGCCGGGTCGTCTCGGCCCGGGTCGAGGGGCGGCGCATCACCCTTCGCTGTGAATCTCTGTTCACATCCATGCGTCGCGAAGGCGTGCGCGCGAAGTACCAGCGCCTTTGCCGTCATGCGCTCTATTCCCGGGGCTGCCGCCTCGACATCGAGACCTTTTTTGTGGGCGGCACAGCAAGCGCGCATCAGGGCCTCACGATCACCGTCCCGGAGGTCGCGTTGCTGCCAAACGGCTGGTTCCGGGGCGGTGTGCTGCGCCACGCGGGCCTTCTGGGTTTCATCACCGGGCATGTGGGAGATGCACTGACGCTTTCCGGCCGCATGCCCGATCTGGAGGCGGCCATTGATGATCCCGAAGCCCTGGCGCTCGTCGAGATCGCCCCCGGCTGTGATCTGCGGCGCGACACCTGCAAGGCCAAGTTCGGCAATCTCCTGAACTTCGGCGGCTTTCCCGACATTCCCGGCCGCAACCCGTTTGGCGGCACCAGCATCGTCTGACCCAAATCTGAGAACCCATCATGGTCTGGAACTTTGTCGTCCAGATCGTCGCCAGCCTCGTGCTGACGGCGATCTCCTATGCGCTTTCGCCCAAGCCGAAAGTCGAGGCCCCAAAGGCAGCCGGGCTAGATGATTTCGACCTGCCGACGGCCGAGGAAGGCCGTCCGATCCCTGTGGTCTTCGGCACCATGCTGCTGCGTGGCCCGAATGTCGTCTGGGCCGGGGATCTCAAGGTCGATCCGATCCGCAAGAAGGGCGGCAAGAAATGAGCGAAGATCTAATCGTTACCGTGCAGGACCTGCGCGCCTCCCGGCTCTGCTTTCAGGGCGCGCGGCCGTGGTTCCGCCGCCATGGTCTCGACTGGCAGGCCTTCCTCGCAGATGGGCTGCCCGCCGACGTGCTGGCCGCGACTGGCGACGTTTTGGCTGTCCGGGTGATCGCAGAGGCAGAAAAACGCGCCGCGCGCACCGCGAGCGAGACTTAAAATGGGCGGCCGTTCGAAGTCGCAAACCGTCGGCTATCGCTATTCGCTCGGGGCGCATCTAGCGCTCTGTCACGGGCCCGTGGATGCGATCCGCGAGATCAGGGTCGATGGCCGCACGGCCTGGTCGATTGGAACGGGTCAGAGCACGTCGCAAGGAACCGGTGTCGGCGCGTTGACGAGCTATGGCACCGTCACCGGCATGTCCGCCACCGCGGCCGCAGAGGGCGACAGCGTGGCCGAGGTCCGGTTCCCAGGCACACTCAGCGGCATTCGGCTCGGCCAGAGCTATGACCTGCAGCTTCTGGCGGATAATGCGACCCGCACCGTGACGGTCCAGGCTGTGAGCTATGCTGCGGGCACTGGCATCACCACCTGGCTCGTCGAGCCCGCCGCCACGGCGTTCTCGGCCCAATCGGTGGCGGTGTCGGACGCGGCCAGCGTACCAAGCCTGAACGGCGGCGCTGCAGGCGGACGCATCCGGATCAACAAGCCCGATCTCTTCGGCGGCGAGAAGCGCGAAGGCGGGATCGTCGGCGACATCGACGTGCTGATGGGTGCGCCGAGCCAGGCGCAGAACGACTATCTCGCCGCCAATGCCGGTGCCGATGTGCCGGGCTATCGCGGGATTTGTTCGCTGGTGCTGCGGCAGGTGTTTCTTGGCCTCAATCCCTACCTCAAGCCATGGTCGGTCCGCCTGACGCGGATCCTGAAAGCTGAGGATGGCGGCCAACAATGGTATCCCGAGAAGGCGCAGATCGTACCGGAAGTCCGGATCGGAGATGCCGCCATTTATATCGCCATGGACGCCTCGGGCTCGATGTCGGGATCGCGCATGGCGGCGCAGATCGCCGCGGTCTCGCGTCTGGTGGAAGAGATTGGCGAGAATGCCCTGGAGCCCAACGACGTCCAGATCGTCACCTGGAACTCCACTGTGTCCGGCACGATCCTGCGGCGCGACGCCGATGCCACGGCCTACGGCGAGCTCAAGGACTGGGTCGATGCGCTCTCAAGCTCCGTGAGCGGCGGCACGGATTTCGGCGTCGCCGTCAGCCAGGCGGGGACGTTTTTCAACGGCTCCGGCGGCAAACGACGCATCCTGATCTTCGTCACCGACGGTGAGCCGAGCCCGGCCTCAACCCTTCAAACCGCGATCGCAACGCTCGCAGGCATCTCGGAGGTCGATGTCTTCGCCTTCAACATCGCGCTCTCGGACACCAGTGCCACGGCCCAGATTGACAACACGCCGGTTGATGGCGTGCCGGTCGTGCCGCCCGGCGATCCTGATGCACTGGTCGCCTTGCTGCGCGCAGCCTTCGGGCAAGGCCCTGACATGAACCCGGCCCATATCATCCGGGAAAGTCTGACCAACGGGGATTGGGGTCTCGGGCATACCTTCACCGATATTGGCCCCAGCTTCGCTGTCGCTGCGGACGCGCTTTTCTCAGAGGGCTTCGGGTTGTCGCTGCTCTGGCAGCGGGAGTCGACCATCGAGGACTTCATCGCAGACGTGCTGAAGCACATCGACGCCTATCTCTATGTTGACCGTCGCTCGGGTCGCTGGGAGTTGCGCCTGATCCGCGCTGATTATGATCCCGAGACCCTGCCGGTCTTCGACGAGACCAATGTCGTTGACTGGGGTGAGCTCGGCCGCCGCGAGGCCGCTGATCTCGTGAACTCAGTCACCGCAAAGTTCTCTGACGCTCGCACCGACCAGACCGGATCGGTTAGCGTGACCGACACCGCGCTCGTTCAGGACCTCGGTCAGGTGATCAGCGCGACGGTCGATTACCCGGGCATTCGCTTCGAGTCCCTTGCCGTGCGGGTCGCGGAACGCGATTTGCGCGCACTCTCCGCACCGATCTTGTCGGGCGAGATCACGGTCTCCCGTGTCGGTGCCGAGCTCGATCCGGGCGACGTGATCGTGCTATCAAACCCGAGGCGCGGGCTCGAAGGCGTCGTGGTCCGCATCGTCGAAATCGACCATGGCGACGGGCGCGCCAATGGCGTGCGCCTCAGGGTCGCCGAGGATGTCTTCGCGCTTGGCGAGACCGCCCTTGTCGGCGGCGAAAGCGGCGATCCCGGCAGCCTGATCCTGCCGCCCAAGCCGCTGACGCGCCGCTGGGTGGCTGAAGCGCCATACTGGTTGTTGGTCCAGGAATTGGGGCACGCGCAGGCCGACGCGCTTCTCGATGAGGATCCCGATGTCGGCGCGATCGTCGCGGCCGGGGAACGCCCTTCGGCCGATGCGCTCTCGGCGCAGGTCTGGAGCGACAGCGGCGCAGGGTACACGCTGGAAGAGGCGGTCGAGTTCGTGCCAACCGCTCTGCTTGTGTCAGACGTCAGTGACGACCCGGCCGAGAGCGTCCTCGTGGTTGGCAGCTGGACCGGGCTCGGGGACGTGGCCATCGGCACGCTGGCCGCGATCGGAGATGAACTGGTCCGGATAGACGGGGTAAGTGCAACGGTGCTGACCGTCGGGCGCGGCTGTCTGGACACTGTCCCGCAAGCCCATATCGCGGGCATGCCGGTGATCTGCTGGCAGCAGCTGGCGAATGCGTCGGAGGCGGGGTTTGTGGCCGGAGAGACGGTCACGATCAAGATGCTGCCCGAGACCGGTTTCGGGACATTGCCGCTCGCGCAGGCCCCCGAAGATGCCGTGACACTGGCCAGCCGCGCCATCCGGCCGCTTCCGCCCGGTGATCTGCGCGGCAATGGCGTCTCGGTCGTGAACCCGAACGTCCTGAACCTCGGGCCGGTCCTTTTGACCTGGTCCCATCGTGACAGGCTGACCCAGACCAGTAGCGTGTTCGACGCCTATGACGCGGGCGACATCGGGCCGGAGCCCGGCGTCACCTATGCGGTCGAGATCCGCTGGGTCGATCCTGATACTGACACAACGCTTGAGCCACCCGCCGCCGTGATAGACGTGGGTGCCGCCAACAGCATAACGCTGACCAAGGAGGATATTCCGATCCTCGCAGCGCCCACTGGCACGAAACATTTCGAGGTCCGGGTGCAGGCGCGCCGCACGACCGGTACGATCGCCTACGAGGCTTGGCAGGCCCGTTCGATCCGGCTCTTCATGCCGGACGGCATCAAGGTGGCCGAAGTCTCTGCCTGGACCGAGATCGGGGCCGATGCGCGTCTTACGGTCGCCGACACAGTAATCTTCCTTGATCGCGGCGGGGCGGTGCTGCTGACCATCGCCGAGGCCGCCATATGGATCGGCTTTGGCAGTGACGCGCGCCTCACCATACCGGACATCGACATCTTCAACGAATGGGGCGGCCAGTCCCGTCTCACGGCCGCCGAGGCCGCTCTCTATATCGAGGTACTCCCATGAGCCACATTCTCCATCTTGGACACCAGGTCACTGACCTTTCCGGGGTGACCGGATTGATCAGCGCCGATGCCGCGGGCTTCGACCCCGTCTATGACGTCAACGCCGTCAAGATCACGGCGAACAACGGATCATCCGTACCGTTCACAGCCACATGGGCGGAGCCAACGGGCGATGTCTGGGTCGGATTCCGATACCGAGCACCGTCGATCAACGCTCATATCATCGCGCAGGACGGCATCTTCCTCGAGTTCTACGACGCCGCGAACCGGCAGGTCGCCCTTGTCCGGACCGAGCGCGACGATGAGAGGTACCGCGCCATGGCTGTTGGCGACACCAGTGTCGACGGCGCTTCCTCCTTCGTCGCGGCCACGAACCAGGCCTACTGGATCGATGTGAAGATCGCCGTCGGCGCGGACATCTCGATCGAGTTCTATGTCGATGGTGTGCTCCACAGCAGCGCAACCGCCGCAAACACCGCTGGTAAGGGACGGCCCGTCCGATGCGTCTGGCGCAACCTCTACCTCTTCGATTTCTACAACCCCGCAACCTGGTACTACTCGCATATCGCGGTGCTTGATGGCGTTTCGACCATCGGGCGGCGGTTTGCGCGGCGCACGCCCGATCTGGTCGCGACCTATGACGCCTTCTCGGGTGGGGTCGATGCGGTGAAGGACGGCGACATTGCCACGCGCGCGGCGAGCGACATTGCCGGTCAGCGCATGTCGTTTTCACTGGCGGGGCCAACGGGGCCTGCCGGGGCTTCGGCCATCGCGGGCGTGCATGTGAAGCAGCTCGCTCAGCTCGGGACAGCAGGACCAACCGGTATTGCAGGTTTCCTTCGGATCGGCGGGGTGGATTATGACGCGTCGCCCGGCACGCCGTCGCCGGATATGGCCAGTCCCGTCTATTCGACATGGGATGTGAACCCGGCCGACAGCACGCCCTGGACCACGGCTGCGCTGCCGACGGAAGTCGGGATTGTCTCGTCATGACGCCACCTCGCGCCGAACAGGGCGACATGCGCATGTCCGAGATTGAATTCCAGACCATGCTGACGCGCGCTGCTGAAGCAGGGGCCAAACGTGCGCTGGCCGATGCCGGGATCGACGGCAAGGACGCGGCCCTCGATATTCGCGATCTGCGCTCGCTGCTGGACTGCATCCGCTTCGTGCGGCGCACGGCCGTTCAGACGGCTGTTCATCTGATCACTACTGGCGTGATGCTGGCGCTCCTGGCCGGAATTGCTCTGAAGCTCAAGATCTTCGGCGGCGGTCCGTAAAGGCGCTCCGCCTCAATTCACCTGACAACCTGTACCCGTCCTAGTGGCGGGTTTCTTCTTTTCTGGAGGACACCATGACCACGACCTTCTACGAGCATTGGCGCGACGTGCCGGACGACACCTGGCGTTGGCCAAATTTCTCACCCGCCGAAATTTCCTGCCGAGGCACCGGCAAGCTGCTGGTCAACGAGCCTGCGCTGGACAAGCTGCAGGCGCTGCGAGACCGGCTGGGCAAGCCGCTGATCGTCCGCTCCGCCTATCGCAGCCCGGAGCACAACCGAGCCGTCGGTGGCGCGACGCGGTCCAAACACATGGATGGCGCAGCCTTCGACATTGCTATGTCAAACCATGATCCGGTCGCGTTCGAGGCGGCGGCACGAGCAGTGGGGTTTCTCGGCTTCGGTTTCTATCCCCGCTCTGGCTTCATCCATGTCGATCTCGGCCCCGCGCGCCAATGGGGCAAGCGCTTCCCGGCCCGGGCGACGGCATTTGCAGCCGAGACGCCGCCCGCGCGCGAAGTGCTGGCCGACAGCCGCACCCTGAAAGGCGGCGGGGCCGCAGGCATTGCCACTGTTGGCGCTGCAGGTGTCGAGGTGGCGCAGGAGGTCCTAGCCGAAACACAATCCGCCATCCTGCCGCTGGTGCCTTACCTCGACACCCTGCGCTGGGTGTTCATCGCGGTGGCGCTGATCGGCATCACTGTCGCCATCCACGCGCGGATCGACGACTGGAAACGAGGGCAGCGATGATGGGCTGGATCACCGCAATCCTCACCAGCGGCCCCGCGCGCAAAGCGCTGGGCTTATTTTTGGCGGCCACCACCATCGCCCTGTTCTTTCTCAATCTTCGCCGCGCCGGGGAACGCACTGGGCGACTGGCAGAACGTCTTTCAAATTCGGAGAGAGCCCATGA